TTATAATTCCAACACACCTTTTGAAATTTTAGATAATTATATAATTGAAATCCAAAGTGATAAAGAAATTGAAAATGATATTTTAGAAATACAAAAATTGTTATATCCTAAAAAAATTATTATTATTTCTCATTATAATTCAAAGAAAAATGGTGAATATATAAAACAAAGAGATAATTTGATAAATTTATTAAACAGTATTTGTAATAAATATAATATTCCATTCATCAATCCGACAACTGTATTATCTAATTATACACAAGAACAAGTAATGTTAAGTGATTTAGGACACTATACTGAATTAGGATCTAATGTATTTTCTAATTATGTAAATCATTTTTTAACTTCTTTAAAATAAAAAGATAATATTATATATTTTTAAATTATTTTTTTAAATCATAATATATGATATATCATATATTAACGATATAAATTTACTGAATCCAGAAACGCCGTTAAATGCATAACAAAACATTGCGTTACTTTTACTCATTATAAAAAAATCAGCTAATGTATTTTCTACAGATAATTCATTATTTTTTAAATGACCAAAATGTATTTTTTGATTATTCCAATAAAATAATGAAGGATTTTTTATTTTTAATTGATCTCCCATTGATTCTGAGTCTGTTATTAAAATAAATTGTTTATTTTGATTTTCGTCTTGTTCAAGTAAACTTCGTATTTTTTCACTCATTATATTTAAAATATTTTCGTTATATTCGTTATATATTAAACACGAATCACCAAGTCTTAAATGTATAACATTGTATCCTTTGTTTATATCTATACCTAATATATCATATACATTATTTATTTTATTATTAAGTTCTTCATTTGGTGTTAATATATCTTTTAAAAATAATTTACAATCATTAGATATTTCTCCAAAATTTATAACCTCTCCATTTTCATCTCGTGTATAAAATGCATTTGTTAATATATTAAATGATTTATTTTTAATAAATAAATTTTGTAAATTTATGTCAATTATATTATAATACATATTTGGTAATAATTCTAATGTATCTTTATCTTTTATATCAGTTTTAATTATCTTATTATTTTTTTTAAAATATTTAAAAATAGGATGACTATCATCAATATAAAAATCAAAATCGTATTTTTTTGAATATTCAAATAATGTAATTGTTCCTCTTATAAAATCTCCAAATCCTGGATAAATATATAATGTTTTATGTTCAGTTAAATATCTATGTATACATTTATTTCGTCTTACAATATGTGTTTTTTTATTTGAAATTAATTCTGGATTTATAAATGCTACTAAGATATCTTCTCTTGAATATTGAGTATCATAATATTTAAAAATATAATTAGGATTAATTTCCATTATCTTTTTACAAATTTCATCTTTTGTTACTTCAAAATCTGTCCCGTTCATTAGTCGCATATCGTCAATCATTATTGTATGAGTTTTTAAATGATGGTTATCTATTTGGTCTAACTCATAAATAATAGGACACAACACATCTTTATCACATCCAACGTTTGGAGTACCTGACCAGTGACCATCTAACCAAAATGTTATTGGTGAATTTATATTAGATATTAATTTGTGTAAATCGTATCTTGAATTTCCTTGAAATAATTTAACATTGGGATTACGAATAAACCGTTTTATACAATCATAATAAAATACTTGTGATAATTCTATACTATATACATTTTTAAAACCATTATTTAAAGCTATTTCTATTGCATCTCCTTTATATGAACCTGTTTCAACAAAATAATCATTTTTATATATTAATACTTCATCTATTAAAGGCATTTTAATAATATTTTATATTTTATAAAACATTATTTTACGTAATTAACAATCCAATCAGTTTATTACAGCTTATTTTTTATTACTTAATCTGAACAACATTATCTGCATTTCCTCTAAATAATGTTATCCACAAGCTACAGTTACCAGTATTACATACTACATATTTACATTTGGACATCATTATTGTAATAGCTAAATATTTTAGAGAATATACAAAATTAGTATATGTATCTATTTTATCAACTGTTATAGTGTTATTTTTATTTATAATTCTAATTTCATCTTTAAAGTAAAATGAATTATTTGGAAATTCTTGAAGCATTCTTTCAATAAACTCTTTCTCATCACTTTGTAACAAAAACTGTATTCCTTGGGTTTTTCTTTGTACGGTCCTTGCTTCTTCTATTATTTCTTCATAACTAGGTAAGTTGCATTCTGTTGATTTATCATTTCCTCTATAAAAAAGAGTGCAAATATTATCATAGCCTTTATTAATTACATTGTATTTATTTTCAATGAATTTAATAGTTTCTACTATTCTTGGACTTGGGCTAAAATATTTTTCAATAAATGGATTGATACTCTTAAAATCCAGTTTTTTATAATCCATATATTGGTATTGCTCTCTAAAATCTATAGATTTTTCGTAAAAAATAGATTCATTTACTCCTGTTTCTATTTTATGAGTAAAATATTCTTGAGATAAATCATTCATTCCAGTTCCTGTTTTATACCAGTCAAACTGTGCTGATCCGTCAATGTATAAAGGGATTTCTTTTGTTGCATTAAAATATAAAATTATATCGTAGAGCTTTAAAGAACAGTTACTAAAAAAACCACTGCCTGGATGCAGCGATAGAAATCCATTATCAATTTCAGTAATATTTTTACATATATATATGTTATCGCAAAAATTGTCATAAATTTTAATTAAATCTATATAATATCCTGGCTCTATTCTATATGCACCAAAACATTTATCTTTTAACGTTGTATGAACTGAAAAATGAGAACATATTTCGTCATCTCCTACAGGTAATCCTAAATTATACGCACCAATTGTAAAATAACACTCTTCAAAATCCGTTTGTAACCTTAACGACTGATTATGTCCTTCTACCGTTTTTTCAGGTCTAAATGTATCTATAATTTTTATCATGTCATTTCTCCTTCTTAGAGTTAGTCCACCTTGACAATTATAATATGAAAAATGTATGTTCTCTCTTACTAATTCAGGACATCTATAACATTGATTTCCACCAATATAACTTTTATTTAATCCCATAAAATAATCAATTGTATATGGTGCTTCATTTAAAATAATACTATTCGCACTGAATATTAAAACATATTCGCCATATAATGTTTCCCATAATTCCTTAGATTTTAAAAAATCACAATATTCATGATGTTGGTAACAATTAGTTTTCAATTCTCTTATTTCAATATTTTCATTATTCAATAAATCTATCCAAATGTTTTTAAGATTTGTTCCACAGTAAAAGACGATTTTCCAAGAAGGTCCTAACTTTTTATTAAAATCATTGATTACAAATGGTAAATACTTTAAAAATCTCGCTTCAACAATTACAGCTGTATTTATTGTTTCATTTATAACATTTTCATTTATAACATTTTCACTTATAACTTTTTCACTTATAACCTGTGTGTAACCATAATTTGTTTCAATAATTTGTTTTAAAATATCATCTCTAATTGTTGCAGCAAGTGTATAATTATTAAAATACTCCATAGTTCTCATATTGTTATGATCTTCAATATCGCAATCCCCTCTCGTCATCTTTACTTCTTGAAAATATTCTAATGATTGAATACGGTAATGATTTAATCTAATTTTTGTATTATTTGTTATTTCATTTTGTCCTTGTTTTTTTTGTAATGTTCCAGGGTTTATTAACCAATGAAGCCATATTTCTGAACTACTACTTATTGAGTTGGGTTTAAAAATGTATTTAATTCCATTTTCTATGTCAGCTTCTCTATGAACAATAGATGTTCTAATATCATCAGGTTGATTTATCAGGTTGTCACTTCCGTAAAAGAATGAATTTGTGTATATTATATCATATTTATCAAATGTTTCAATCTCTTTTGCCAACTGTTGTTCTGTTCCAAAAAAGAATTCGTCTAAATCGCAAATACACAGCCATTTACATGTTTCCTTCAAATTCTCTACGTCAAATACGTAACGATAATGTTGTGCTTGACAAAAGCGTTCAGCTCTATAATAATATGTTACAAGTCCTTTATCAATATATTCCTGTAAAATAGACAGCGGATCATCTGTGCTGCCGTTGTCAATTAAATAAAAGTGATCTGTACCTTGCCATATATAATGTTCTAACCATGTTTTTAATACCATTGTTTCATTTTTAAATATGGCTAGGACTGCAAAATTATTATACTTATTAACTTTATTTTTTTCTTGGTCTTGTTCTAATTCTGGTTCTTCAAATGTAACAGAGCCATCTACCAAATTTAAATAAATTATGTTTGCATCATCTACATATTCAACATTATTAATGAAAATAGATTTTCTTATTCCAAAAATAGGATCTCCAAATAACTGAGCTCGTTCGTAATCTAATTGAGGTATAAAAATTATATCCTCTGAAATATAATTACAATTATTCAAAGCATCTTGGGTTACATCTATACGACAATCTGATATACCATATTCTATTTTTATTTTAGGATTAAGAATATTAATGTTAATAGGTATAACACGTTTTAATATTGTGAGACCATTATTATTCAAAAATCTTTCATGTAAAATCCAATCACTATTATTTTCTAAAAAATCGGTTACAGCAGGCCATAATCCTTTTTCAATTTCATTACAAGAAAATCCAGTTTTTATAGATAATTCGTTAATTTGATATTTTGTTAATCCTCCTCTTATTGATTCTCCAGCATATTCATCAACTGTCGTATCATGCATAATAATATATTTATTTGTTATTTTGCTAAATTTATTCAATTCACGTATTAATTGTCCGTAAACATGCCATGTATCTATAAAAGTTAAATCAAAGTTATCTGTTAATTCTAGTTCTAAATCACTAATCCATTTATAATTAATGTCTATATCTGTTTCTAAATGAGATGTAACTTGTAAAAAATCACTAATATCACACACATCAATATCATTTAAAAACATTCTCTTTTTTAAATTATTATGGTTTTTATTATTTAACAATCCTTTTACAAATGCCCATGAACTAACACATCCTCTCACTCCTAGCTCAATAATACTTTCACATTCCATTGCATAATTATATAAAGTAGGTAAATGTTCATTAATATCTGAATATCTGTTACATTCCATTTCATATTTTTGATTTATGAAATTTAAATTATATACATTAGATAATATATTTGAATGATTTATTTTTTTAATGATACGGTGTGTGCACATATGTGTTTCTAAAAGAAAAAGTTCAACATAATTATTGCTTGCTAAATATAAATCAACATATTTATTTATTATTGCATCATTTGTATCGTCAACTATTATTATACCGTTGATATCAAGTAATAAATCTGCATTTTTCATATCATTTGAAATACAATTTTCTGAATGACCTCCATCAATGTGAATTAAATCATATGTTCCTAATAAACTATTATTATTATCAATCCAAACAGGTAATGTATTTACAGAATCACCTTCATTATAATCAAAAATAATATGTGGAAAAATGTTTTTCATATATTCTATACATGGTTTTACATAGGAATGTACTCCTATATCAAAAATTGTATAATTAAAAATATCTTTATTTCTTCCGAGTAATAACAATAGCGTTGAATGTCCTGCATTAAATCCAATTTCACATATTCTTTTTGTTGATTGCTTGCCTAAATTAAACAAATTAATCTGTTTATTGAAAAATATATTCATTTTATTAAATGATTCATGAAAATAAATGCAATTTCCTTCTAATAATGAATTACTTTGTACAACTATTCGTTTTATATTATTTAAATGTGGTTCTAATATGTTTTCTATATTATTATAAAAATAATTAGATAATATATTAAATCTTTCTGCTGTTCCCTTTCCAGCTACATGATGTATATATGGTTTATTTTCTAATTTATTTAATTCTTCACTATAAAAATGCTGTAAAATTCCATATGGAATTGTTATACTTTTTTCTTGTATATTTAATATATTTTGATCATACATAAATCTTAATAACCCTTGATCCCACCATCCCGGAACTGGATTTTGATTATATAAGTCATTATTAAACGCCCATTCTTGTAAAAAATTCATACTATATTCACTATTTTTTACTATAAAAAATCCTGTATTTATTTCATTATTATTTTTACAATTTATGTCTCCACTAAAAATAAAATCTTTATTTTTATTTGCATTTATAAATTCATTAATATTTTTACTATCTAAATAAAAATATGCATCAGCATCTATCCAAATTACATATTCATAATTTTTAATGTGGTTAATAAGTAATGGCAGTCTTTCCCATGCAGAATGTCTATCTGTATACTGTTTTGTATTTGATGAAATAATATCTATTTTGTATTGGTCACAATATTTTTTATTTATAGTATAAGATAAATCACCATAACTCTTGATTGGTTCATCATAAAACATTAATAAACATGTTTTGTTATTAATTAGAACATTATCTTTAATTATTTCTGCAGGTAATGGTTCAAAAATAGATAAAGGTGAAATCATTATTTTTGCATTATTTTTATAAATTGCCTCAAAATGAAACATTCTGTGTTCACAGTCTTCCTTTTCTTCAAATCTTAATGAGTATTTATTACTATTACTATTACTATTTACAATATTTACGTTTTCATTTAACCAATTATTACCCATATGTTTGTTTAAATAGTTAATATTGTTTGAATGATTGCAGCTATATTTACATTCTTTAAATTTATCTAATCTATAAATAGCAAATCCATTAAATGCCGAAAAACATTCTAATAACTCGGTTTTATTAATTTTATTCAATTTACTTGTTACATATTCTCTCATTATAGTAACAATTTCAGTGCTTTGATTACCATTATTATCTTTCCAATGCCAGCAACTATTAATATATGGATTTATTGATAAAGCAAAAATATCATAATAATCGGGCAAATTAAATGATAATCCATCCCAATCATTCCTTTGTAAGTAATATTTTATTGTATCTGTATTCATTTTTGCACATGAAACATTATCCATATCCATCATTATTAAAAATTTATTATTTGTATTTGTATTTGTATTAATGTAATTCAAAATACTATTTCTTGCATTGCAAATATTTTCAACTCTTATACCCGTATTATTATTCATAAGAATTTCAATATTATATATTTTTTGCATTTCAATTAAATATTCATATGAATTATCATCTGATTTGTCGTATGCTATAACAATTTTATAATCATCAAATATTGTCAGCAAGTTTTTGATATTTTCAAATACTTGTGGTAAATACTGACCGCAATTTTTTACACAGCCACCAATATAGCCAAAAGTTTCTTTATTAGCTTGCGTAAAATAATTATCCAATAATTGGTGTTGTTTACCAATAATACAATCAGAAAGATTCTTATAAAATGTTTTGTTTGGATCATTGAATGCATCTAGCCATTTATTAGAGAAAAAAGGTTCCTTAAAATAGCTAGCATATAATGTATCATCGTTGTCTACTTTAATTATGTATTCAACCAATTCATCAAATGTTGAAAAATCTCGGGCATTGATAAATGTTGTTGGATTGAAATCCTTTACAACATGTGTTGTTCCCCAGTAAATTGGCACACAATTTGACTTGTAAATGTCGCATATCTTTTCTGTAACGTAACCGGGGTAATCCTCGTTTTCAAATGCAATCGCAAACTTGTAATTATTATTGTGCTCTATTTTGCCTGAACAATTTATACCACGTGGTACTGTGAACCCGATATTATTTAAGAACTGGCCTCCACAATCTACCTTTTTATATGCCGACAATTTTTCTACAAATGTTCTGCGATGAGTTGTTTTGACTTCTCCATTAGAGATAAATGAGCAAAACTTATCTCGTTTTGGTATCGCAGTTACAGCAGCTCTTCTTCTTTCGCTTCGCTTACAACATTCTTCAATCAAGTAATCGTTTAGATATCCTAACCACAATGGGAATCTGATATTATTTGCGCTATTTTTATCAAAAGTAAAATTAAAATCTGCTTCTGCCCTAGCTGCAAAAGGTTCCCCTGAAAAGAATACCTTTCTTTTAGCTTTTACGTGAGGATGTGCGTTACCAAAAATGCTGTAAAATAAGACATCAGGATTTTCATTTTGACCTACGATTGTAACTTCGTTATAGGATCCATATTTTCTTAGAATATCTGTAATAAAGTTACTATTTGGATCAAATGTGCCGCCACAGTATTCTATTTCCCACCAATCACAGAATGCGATTCTTAAACTATCATTTTTATTACTTATGTTTTTATTGATATTTTCATTTTCATTAGTATTTATAAAAGAAAATGCATTACTATTATGCTGAATATCCGAATCAAAATTTAGCTGTTTAACAATACAATTGGATGAATGATAAAATGTGATAACTTCACCAAATGATTGTGGATTATCAATTGCACATTTTATGGAGCATTTATTTACGAATGAAATCATTTTTGTAGCCGCTTTTTTACTAATAATATAAGCAAATGCCGGATTCCAAAACCTATACACATCCTTTTCAAATATTTTTATATTTATTTGGTCATTTATTTTATTTTGGTCTTCATTGTTGCAATCAAAAACACCTAGAGACAAATGTTCCAGTCCTTTTTCTACAAATATTTTAGTGAATAAATCCAGGGTTGTCTTAAAATTTGGCAACAATTCTAAATCATCTTCTAATACAACATAATATTCGCATGATATATCATTTGCCAATTGTTTCCATAATTTTAAATGACTTAGAGCGCAACCTATTACACCTTTTTTGTACCCGAAATTATTGTTTTCAAAAAGTATTCGGATTTCTTCAGATTCCTTTAACTCTTGACCATTTACTGCTTCCACGAATTCATAATTATCAGATGTTAGACCTTCTTTTTCAAATTGTGTCACCATTTTTGCTTTTCGGTCTTCTCTCTTTAGTAAATTTATAACCTTAATTTTATTATAAAAAGGAACTTTTTGTTTAGATTCTGGAGCCTTTTCTTTAGTTTCTGGTATCAAACTTAGATTTAATGCAGAAAGCCAGTTTAGAACTCTATTGTCCCAGCTACATGAAATCGCATATTCTTTACCCTTCCTCTTCAGTTCACTCTTTCGCTTATTAGTAAGAGAGAAAAGTTCATCTAATTCAGCACCTTCTCTCATTGGGATACCATAGGAACCAATAGTATTTACCAGACCTGCCTCAGGGTAATAAAAACACACCACTTCGCTCATTAGTAGCTCCATTGAAGTGATACATGATGTTTCAGGGAAATGACTAGGATACACCCAATATTCTGCTGTAGCCATCAATTCATATAGTTTCTCTCTTTTCAAGCTACCTAAGTGTTTAATACTGGAAGAATATTTTTGTATGATCCCGTTCATTCTATGCTCATCATCATTTTGTGGGAATGGGTTGTAACACGAAATGACTAATTCAGCATCTGACATCTCTTCTAGAATCTTTGGCCATAAATCCAACAATTTACTTAATCCGCGTTCTGTGCATGAAGTATAAATGAAGCGATTTGGTACCTTTACTGGCTTTTTTACAAATAAATCTGTAATTAGACCATTATTAATTGTATGCATTTTGTCTCTTAACGAGGGATACAGATCTTTGAAGCGATTGGTATGCCATTCAGTTTGACAAATGCAGCCAGTTATCTTGCTTGACCATTTATTTAAAAGTGCATTATCGTCAAGATTTGATCCGAATGGGTATAAAATGATATCATGTGCCCAAATAAAGGACTGATAAAACGACACATCGGGGAACATTTCATAGAAACCGATGTATCTAGATACGATTACGGTATGAAACGGCGTCTCTCTTAACATTTTATTCATTGTGTCAAAATTAATGTAAGAAATATTATCAACCTTTTCTTCTCCAACTGCACCGCCAATATAGATTTCATAACAATTAGGAAAAGCTTTTGACAAATATGCAGCAGCAGTTTCAGACCCACCTAGAGCATTATTCATGCTATATGAGTAATTCCAAGGCATATTTGCGAATCCAGTATAGAAAAGAATTTTATTACTCTCTTTGCATTGTTCAAGAGAGAACTTAGTAGAAGGTAGAGTAGGAATAATCTTTGCGCTTAATGTAACTCCGTATTTCTCAAATTTTTGGAAAAAGTTATCATGTTTCTCAAAAGGATATTTAATACTTTCTAAAAAAAGTATGTATTCCTTGAACAACAAAATAAAGTTAGGAATATGCTGAATACACAAGTCAATAAAGAGCGTTAAATTAAACAGCATATTACCGATAAAATGTAAACTAGTTGATGGAAATTTCTTGGTGAAAATAATTTCATACATTTTTGCAATAGATACAGCTGCTTCAGGATATTCACCCTTACATTTGTCTCCTATTAAAATCATGAAATACGGCAACAACAAATTATATTTTTCGTTTTCAATAAATAACTTATCCTCCATTTTTGATTGTAAATATTTGGTTTCATAGAATGGCTTGAAAACACGGTAATAATTATAAGCAATCTTTGGCATATCATTAATTAAATAATGTTGTACCAGTTCAAAGAGACACTCTATTCTCTCTTCATCATATTTAGCAGCTTGTATTGCCCAGAAAAAAGATTCTTCATGTTTATTTAGCGCTCTATAACACATGAACAAATTGTAGCAGCACATATATTTCTCTTGGCTCCAGTTATCGTGACTCAAAGTAATTTTATACCATTTTATCGCTTCTTCATGGTTTCCGTAATCTTTGTAACTATTAGAGCAATAAAATGAATATCTCATATGAAGAGGATCATTTTCTTTTACCGCAATGTGATACGCCTCTTCTAGAATCTTTGCATCTTTTAAATACTTTTCTGGATCCTGATTTCTGTTTCCAGATCTACCTGATACAAGAAAGTAATCGCCATCAATATGTTTTAACACTGGATTAGGTGTTAAGCAATTGATATATTCATGGATGACTGATTGATAATCCCATTGTATTCTATTGTTTACTAAAAGAATTCTACTATATGCCGTCCCTGCTTCGCTACCAAAATGCAGGTGGTAACCATCTGCATCAACCTTTTCTGGCATATTAATGGTACCATGAATTTCATCATCTGCATCAAAAATAAATACAAGATCTGTTTTATTGAAGGCAGCATTTAATGCGAGAGTGCGGTTATGAGCAAAGTTTTTCCATGTATGTACATATAATTCACCAGGTATATTTTTTGCTTTAAAAAAATCAGTAATTAGTTCCTTTGTGTTATCAGTTGATCCAGTGTCGCAAATTACCCAATGACTGAAATTAATTTTGTTGCATAACATTTCCAATGTTTTTACGATAATATGATGTTCATCTTTGACAATCATATTTAAACAAATAGTGGGCTTTTCGGTTATAACTAGTTCCATTAACAAATAATAATAATATTATATCATCTTTTTAACTATTAATCAAATAAATAATATATTTAATAAAATGTATTATTTATTGTTATTTATTGGTTCTCTCTTAACTCTTTAGATACAAGAGAGAAGTCTAAGATAATCGTTAAAATGCTCAAAATATTCGTAGCCATTGATTTCATTGATTTCTTCATTTGAATCAGGAATCTGGAAATATTCCTTAATGTTTATAAATAAAACCCCCCTATAGTTAATATTATAAAAATATCCAAAATTAATATTCCCCGAATATTTCGTTAGCAAATGATAAACAAGCTTCCATACATCTCCCGTCCATTCCTCGCCATATTTTAAGATCCCATTTTCGTAATAATGTTGCCTCGGGATCTTCAGCTGTTCATTATAGTTCAATGGCAAAATATCGTCTAAAAATATGTAGCCGCCTTCAGATAAAACGTTTACGCTATTGTTGAAATCTCGTAATACGTTTTCAGAATGATGCATTCCGTCAATGAAAATCACATTAAAAGTGCCTAAAGTTATCTCCTTTTTATTTGTTCCTTTTTTATTTGTTCCTTTTTTATTCGTTCCTTTATTCGTTCCTTTAAGAAAGAACTCATCTGACAAGCATTTATTGATATTAGGATAGCTACACTTTGGATCCGGATCCACGCCTGTCTTATCAAGAAAATGAGTATTGGAATATGTGTAACCATATTCTACTCCTATTTCTAAATACTTGTCTTCCGGCTTCGTTAAAGAATTTATTACTTCGTGTCTGCATGAATACGGGCTGTTATATGGTAAATGATTTATCGGATTTTTCAGGATGACGGGAGTTGGGTTTTTTATAGAACAATATGTGACGTTAAAATAGTTAATCAGTTCTTCATCACTGACATCAATTAAGCTGTAACACTTCATCCTTGTGAAACCATATGAATCAAGTTTTTTGCACAAATATTCTGTGGAGCATTTGTTTTCTAATACTAAAAAATCATTAGTCGGGTCCTTGTATAGTTCAGTTATTTCATCTATATGCTGTATTAACCCATTTAGTCCTATAACACAATATTGTCTTTTATAATCATTATTGACTATTAAGTTGCAATACTTGTGCACATATGTTTCCTCACTTGCAATGCAAGATCTCTTCCATATAGAAATACAATTTACAGAGGTATCTAACCATTTTTCATCTTCATATGCATCTAGGAGCTTCATTTGGTCATGTATTTTATACAGTTCATAATATACTTTGCTAATGTAATCAGGACCAATACGATTAATTTCTGCATTTCTTATCAGAGAGAAATTGTTATTAGACTCATTCATGTATTGAATGTATCCGATTTTTGGAAACTTGGCGATCTTTGTTCCAACAGCTGTCCTTAAAATTATCTCATAATCGTCGCAAATTGGCAAATATTCACAGTAATTACCGAGATTCAATAATGTCTCTCTTCGCCATATTCTTGGATGATTTGGGCAGCAAACTAAATGAGATAAAGTAATGTTGTTTATGTTTGGAGTATTATATACATAGACCCATTTATCATTATATTTTTGGCAGTAATAGGAGCCATAACCCTTGCAAATGGAATCACCATAACAGAAATTGTTTCCATTTTCGTATATGTTTATGAAATCCATGTAAATGAAACCGTATTCCTTGTTTATATCTTCATCAAAAAATGCAGCAGATTCCGCTAGAACTGTCGGCAATACTTCGTCATCATGATCCAATTCTAAGATATATTTACCTCTACAAAGAGAGACTGATTCATTTTTCACATTTCCGATGCAGCCATTGTTTTCTGAGCGCCTGTAAATACGGATGCGATTATCCTGTTTCGCAATTTTTCTTAGAAAGGTGAAATGCTTATCGTCAGGACTGTCGTCAATAATTACCCATTCCCAATCGGTTAGGGTCTGAGCTTGCAAGCTTTTGAACGCACGTACAATCTTCTCATAAGAATTGAATGCTGAGGTGAAAACAGAAAAAATAGGTCTTAATACATCTCTAGGGAGACAACAGTTTAAGATGAATTTTGTATTGACTAGTTCATTGAATGCATCTACGCGTGTAATTTGGTTTATAAATAGGGTTCTTATCGCAATGGTCTCGGTTAAAATAGGAGTTTCTATTTTTGTCTCGTTTGGTTGGTAAACAATTAGCAACTGATAGTTTGAATTATAAATCTTATTTAATCGGTCAAGCTTGTTTATAATATGAATAGTGCAACAGAGAGAAGTGTTATTTTCAGCAAAAAACTGGTCAATTGCTGCGTCTTTGTCGTCTCTGTAAAATAATATAAAAGGGTATTTCATTCCTTGTCTTTTATATTATTGGATTAGTATCTTTAATATTTTGTTTATAATATTTATTATCTTTATAATCTTTATTTTACTTTACTTTACTTGTAAAAAGTATTTGAATTCATTGTTGTATAAAAAATAAATAGTTTGATTGTTTGATTCTTATTCTATGGTCTATGTTTGGCTCCTATTTTTTAAAATCAGCATGCTTGTCATGTTTGTTAAATAGTACTCCTTGGCTGGTAATTCCGGGAATTTCTGATGTGATTAGTGCCGGATTCTGATTCTTGCAGTTATTAAACCAAATTTTTATAATACAGAAGTTCTTTTTGGGCGAAATACTGATGCCTGTCACGCTATTTGCGATTTCATTGTTGCTGCTTAAAGACTCTCCAACAAGCATATAGCTTAGATCGCGCCACGTTTCTGCGACGATTTTATTGGAAATTTTATACGAAAAGTTCCCTCCGTCCCTGTTTCTAGGGTCTTCCCACATTGGTGCAATCCCATCTCTCATAACAAACAACATGCAGTTCTTTACCAAGGGCTCGGGCAGTGTTTCTGTTATTGCGACTGTTTCTTCTACACTTGTGAATCTGGATACCCTTTTATAACTATTTAACGACCAGTCGCTATCCTGAGGTAAATGAGCCCATAACATCCATCCACATTTTATTGGATGTAATGGGCTACTGGTGTTAGTATTATTATTTGTTGCAAAAGTACTAGATGCGATAGTACTAGATGCGATAGTATTCATTTTGTTACTTTGAATATTCATTGTTACGGTTGATTGAGAAGGCACCATTATACATATATTACTTCAATTTTTTTTAAATTATTTTAATATAGTATTTAATATTTTAATATAGTATTTAATATTTTAATATAGTATTTAATATCTTCTTTTAAGCTTCTTAGTTTGCCTTCGTCTTTTAAGTTTCTTCTTTGTTTGTCTCTTTTGTATTCTAAATTGTTTTCTTCTCTTCCTTGTTGTTTTTCTTTTAGGTTTGGTTCGGGTTTGTCTTTTGATTCCACCTCTTTTTCCGGATCTATTTTTTTTTTGTGCAATATAATTTCCATTTTTGGTTAATACAAAAGTGTAATAATCGTTATGAGCGATTCCATTATTATCAAGTGTAACCCGAACACCTTCAATATAATATCCATCTTTGCTTTCTTCCAGGCTTTCCTTATATATTTTTTTTGCTTTTTCAAGTGGGCCTTGTTGTTGTGTTTTGTATGATGATTTTTCTTCCCATTGTGATGGTTGTCGTTGTTGTTGATATTGCTGTCGCGTTGAAAATTGTTGTTGAAATGGTTGTTGAAATGGTGGTGGGAATTGTTGTTGAAATGGTTGTTGAAATGGTGGTGGGAATGGTTGTTGAAATGGTGGTGGGAATGGTTGTTGAAATGGTTGCTGTTGATTATCTCCATATCCTACATCATCATCAACTCCCATACCATCTTCATCTCCCATACCATCTTCATCTCCATCTCCATCTCCCATATCAACTTCATCTCCATCTCCCATACCATCTTCATCTCCCATACCATCTTCATCTCCATCTCCATCTCCCATATCAACTTCATCTTCATCTCCATTTCCATTCGTAACAGAAGGTCTAATATAAGTATTGGAAACAATACTTGTTATTAAAGAATCATAATTTCCTTGGTAATTATATTTAATTCTTTCTAGTATACGAATTAATCCTTCTTCTCCATACATTTTTTTGGTTTCAACCAATGTATATTTTCTAATCATATAATCCAATTCATCAATCTCATCTTGAACATTATATTCATATTGTATGTTTTTTGAGTTTCTAATACAAATAGTATTACCTCCATCAGAGTCACTAATTATTATTTTTAAAAACTCCAAATCATTACTAGGGTCTAAAGCAATTGCAAGGTTTTTTGCTTGTTTTTCTTTTTCTTTTGCTTGTTTTTCTTTTGCTTGTTTTTCTTTTAAGAGTAAATTCTCTGCAGCAAAAGGAAAACCATTTTCAGCATCATTTATTATGGTTCTTTTCTTCCAAGCTTGTTTAACAATTTTCCCCCCCCCGGTTAAAAAAGATACAGATTTACTTTTATCTTTATAAAAAGTTTTATTGTAGTTTATAAAACAATTCATAAGTCCTGCAAATGTCATCATTTTTACAATTCCTGGTTTACCCGAACTACATAAATAAGTATTTATTTCATTACATAAATTAGTAGCTATAGCTTTTATGTTATTGTATATTAATACTTCAAATTGAACTGCTTTTCCTGTATAAGTTGTTCCATTATCAACCGGAACTCCTCCTGGAAAGCTATCAGGAGTATACGCTCCATTTTTCATTCTATTTGGATTGGGTAAATAGCCTCCTCCGGGACTTGCAATATATGCTTTTTCATATATATATGCCCTATATTTACTCCCTGTTTTTCCATCAATCCAGTTTGCTATATTTCCGTTGTTATAATTTAATATATTTGTCATCGTAAAAGCAAACTCTTGTAAAATTGCTTCATTTGGTATTAACTTTTGCACAGGTGAAGTGGAATCAATATCTATAAAAATACTAGTTTTGGGTTTCATTCTTTGTAAATCAGCCTTTAAATAATTACAAGCTGAACATGCATACTGATATACTTTGAATCTTTTTAAAAGGTTTATAATATATTGATACATAGCTGGGTGAATACAATCTTCTGGTGTTATGTATCCTAAAAAAAACAAATAATTAACTTCTAAAAAATGTTCACAAGTTAACTTATGAGTTTTACTTGCATCTGCTTTACTTATTGTATATCCACAATAAGCACATCTTGTTACTGCACCGGGTAATTTATATATTTTAGCTAAACTACCTAAATAATGGCCATGATTACATTGTGAATCAGTAATTAAAGAACCAATATTAACTGCTGCCTTTTCTCTATCTTTGCTTTCATTGTCCAACAATATTTTAAATTCTGACTCAAATTTAAAACTGTTTTTAGCAATTTCACCCCATGTATCTTTTAATCCATTTGGTAGTGATAAATCATTATATTTTTTTAAAAAAGTATATGTAAATCTATTAAGCCAGACAATATATTGTTTATGGTTATAATTATATTGAATATATATTTTTCTAACAAAATTAAATATTGTATCAATATATCTTGTAACTAAAGGATTTATAACAAAAGAATATTGTGTATTTATTTTTAGTTTTTCAAAAACAAATATTCTTTTTTGAAATGCATCTTTCGTTGATGTTGATAAATTAACATTTTTATTTAAAATATTTTGTATAGATGCAATTATATTATTTAAATTATGAATATCATAATCTTTAAAAATATTAATAAAAACAAAATCTACTTCTGTCTGACATTTTTCATAAATGTATAAAAGAATATATATTTTTTCATTTAAAGATAAACTATCATCAATATCTGGTGAATATCTAGCACCAACTGTAATATTACCCAAATCAGGCAAAAACAATAAAACCATTAAATATGTTATTTTAAAAACATTTAACTTGTGTATTCCTTCTGGGGTATTTTGAATCCAATTATCATAATCATGAGTCATTGGATTTACACGCGCAAAAGGATGATCTATACTATACACACCAATACATCTTAAAATATTTCTATGTATTTTAGTATAATCCATTATGTAAATATTAATATTTCCGAGCACCCATTTCGTAGAATCTGCCGGGTCTGTCGGGTCTTTAACAGTATATTCTATTAGGGAATAATTTTTTAAATAGATTATTTTTTGAAAAACTGTATCAACAATAGTGGGAGGAGTAGGAACAGGAAGAGGAAGAGGAGGAGTAGACAGTTTATCTATTGTAAATTCAATAAATTCAACACGTCCGGCGGCTTTTTGTTCCTTATCAGGAAATTTTATACGATTTGGTTTCAATAAATATAATTGGGGTATATCATATGTTTTTGGAGTGGCTGGATTATTATCATTTTTAAGAAATATTCTTGAAATTATGTCAACTTCATTAAGACTCTTTCCCAATGTATTATAATATGTTATTAAACATATAATGTAACTTGCCAAATTAATATAATTATCAACGTGATTATCACTACGTTCCCTATAAAAAGCAGTTGCTGGAGTATATGCGGGTGTGGTGGGTTCAGGTATTGATTCGTAATAATCTTTTGCATATAAAGGTAAACTTTTTATTATTTGTACAGGTAATACTCTAGTATAAAAAAAAATCTCATCAACCCCTGCAATATCATTAAGTTCAGCATTATCCATAGCATAATAACCAGATTTTAAAATATATTGTAACATAGTGCATGCAACAGCCTTACTGAATTTTTCCTTATTACTATCATGTAATAATGTATTAATTGTTGTAGTATAACTAGCTGCAGATCCAGACATAATTGGAAAATCAACACCGATAAAATTCTTACAAAACTTATACACAGTTTCATATAATGGATGATCATTTGAATGACCTATACCTAATTGTCCTGAACCAAATGTTCCGATAGGCTTTCCTGCTGCTCCTATTTGTTCCATATAAAACGTACTTAAGTCAGTAAAATAACTCGGTATTGCTGTTGCCATTATATATCTATTTTATATAATATAGCTATATAATTCTTATCGTATAATACTAATACTTATTCTTATATTTCATATTTTATACTTAAAGTAACAAATATTTGTCCTCCTTGAATAAAATATATTGTTTCTCATTTAAAAAAACGAAATTTACATCATTGTCCATTATTTCCAAAAAATATTCAAAGTTTGTCTCCTCTTCTGCCACGTCTATTTGCAAAATATTTGTTAAATAATATTGCAAAAAACTTTTATCTATTCGGTTTCCAATAACATAGAAATTATATTCCGGTGTTTTCAAATTGATTTTATATTTCTCTCCATTATAATTCAATGTTACCGAAATAAATGTAATTTTTGATTCTTCTATACAAGGTTCTTCTCCTTCGGAGCCATTTACTAATAAACATAATCCACTATTTTTATCTTTAATAATCGCTAAATCTATTTCCGAATTTGATTTATCTACCAATTGTTTGCCATTTTTGTAATATTTGTATTCCTTATTGGATATATAAGCGCTGCAAATTTTGTCTCCTTCTTTCACAATTGTAACTGTTAAAAAGGGATTTATTAAATTATATGCTTTAATACATTTGATTTGCAAGAAGCTAAATACATAAATTAGTTTATACATGACATAAAATAAGGAATTTAACAGCAAGTTATTATATTTTTTGCATATTATTCCTGTTCCTAATCCTATTGTTAATATGACGCCAATCATTGACTAATTTACAGTAATACATAAATTAGTCAATTTATATTTAAATTGTTTCTAAATAACTTTATATTTCATTTTATATTTACATTTCATTTAATAAAGCTTCTACATCTATTTCTTGATTATCTTGAAGATTATCCTGATGCGGTGTTTCTGAATAAGATATATCCATATATCCTTTGTTATAAGGATTATCTTTTTTACTTGTTTCTTTTGTTACATTTGCTTCCTTTGTTTCATTTAAAGCTTTTACAGCCGTAAACCCTAGAATAAAAATAAGTATTTCAAATAATAATAGCGTTAAAATAAAAGGAACAACTATTAGAAACCAAGAGATAATAGAAAAACCTTTTATACAAAACATATTCAAGATAAATGTGAATATTACAGCAAGAAATGCTTTGGTAAGTGCAAGAGTATACATTTCGGCAAATAAATCAAAAATGATTTGTACTGAAGCAAATATGGCGTATATTAAAGCTGGCATGCATAAAAAGGATTTCTGCATTTTATTTTATTTTGATTCTTATATTATATTACGAAAAAATAGGTTCACCGTCCTTAATTATGCCGACTTGTTTACCGACTTCTCCGTCAGAATCAACGTCATATAGGATTCCATTTTCTTCATCTGTTGCAAAATAGGTTACATCGTCAATTTCAATCTCAAAGACCTCTTCGTCCTCGTCTTCTACAGGTACGTCCTCTTCTACTGCTTCGCTTTGAACATGTATGTCTTCTGCTACTGCTACTGCTTCTGCTACTGCTACTGCTTCTGCTACGATTTGAACAGGTACGTCTTCTTCTGATTCAACTTCCTCTTCAGAATCTTCTTCTTCTGATTCAACTTCCTCTTCTGATTCATCTTCTTCTACACTTTGTTCTACAACTGCTTCGCTTTGAACAACTGCTTCGCTTTGAACAACTGCTTCGCTTAGTTCTTCTTCTACTTCTGCTTCGCTTAGTTCTTCATTGTCTGTAACAGGTTCTTCTAAATGTACTATAAATTCCTCTTCTACAGGTTCTTCTACAGGTTCTTCTACAGGCATGTCTACAACTTCGCTTAGTTCCTCTTCCTCATCTGAAACAATTGACTCTATTTGAACATATGCCTCTTGTTCGGTTTCTGTTTCTTCAATTTCTAGAGTGATGTTAATTTCATTTACCGGTTCCTTTAAAGGTTCTTTTAAAGGTTCCTTTAAAGGTTCTACAGGCACATCTACAGGTACATCTTCAAATTGTTCTTTTTCAAGTAAAGTCCATGCATCTTCTTCTTTTACATCTTCTTCTTTTATAGACCAAACATCTAGTTTTTTTGTTGACACATGTACATCTTCTAGTTTGCTTAAAATATGGTTAAATTTATGATCTTGTTCCTCTAGTTTAGCTAAAATGGCTGCAAATTGAGCATCATAATTGATGCATTTGCAAGAACAAGTCGTATCTGTAATTGGGGTCGTAGTTTTTGTCTTCAACTCGTCTTCATATGCCATAACTACCTTTTGAACAATAGGTAAGTTTAAGACATCTTTATCTGAATTCATGTTATCTTGTTTTCTACTCGTATTACTAGAATTACTGGTATTTGCATTACTTGCATGTGATAATTGCGTCAGCATTAGATTCAGCTGCTCAATAGTAGCCATTTGCATTAAATTATTTAATTGAGATTGATAAGACATTACTTTATAGTTAATATAGTATAACAAGTTGCGTTTAATATGGTTTAAAAAATATTTAAGCTAATTATATATAAAGATGTCTTATAAGGGAACCGAAAATAAAGGAACCGCTAAGGGAACAGAGAAAACTATTATGATTAGTAATGATGACATTGATAAGTTTATCAATATTATAAAAACGCAAACAAATTACGATGATTATTATGCTATTCAAAAATTAAAACAATATGATTATGATTATATGAAAGTAATACGAGAATATATGGGTATAAAAGAAAAAATGCCAGCTCCAATAAAATCAGTCAATCAAGAAATTTATAAACAAATTAGACACAATTTAGATACAACAATGAAGGACTATAGAGAGAAAAATCCCATTAATTTAGATCAGGTCAAAACAAATCTACAGGAGTCTGAACAAAATGAAAAGGACAAAATGAAAAAATAGAAATAAAGAAATAAATAAACAAGAATATAAATAGAAGAGAGAAGAAAAGGATATTTTATATATTATATCTGTAAATTATAGATACAATATTATGAATAAAAAAACCTTGAAAAAAGGGAATAAAGTATTTAAAAAAGGACTTAAAGACAGAAATAAAACATTTAAAAAAGGACTTAAAGAAAAAAAACTAAATCTGAAAAACAACTTTTATCATTACGTAAACAATGACTGGGTTAATCATACCTATGTTTCAAAAGACATCTTAAATAAATCCAACTTTACTATCTTGCAAAAGAAGGTTGACAAAGAGTTGTTAAACTGCGTCAAAAAGTATTTGATAAAGGAAAGCAAACAATGCAAAGCTCTATATGTATCTACTGTAAACTGGAATGATGCCTTAACAGAGAATCAGACATATTTGTACATAAAACAAATCAATGAATTCAGAAAAGACGTTGATGGGAATCAATTGTATCCCTTTTTAAAATGGTCGCTTTACAATGGTCTTGTAACTCCGGTAGATTTTTTAGTAATACATGATATAAAGAATCCGAAGAAGTATATTGCAACTATTGGAGAAAATGGCTTATCATTTAATTCAAGAGAGATCTATTTTGGAAAGGGTAAGGCTTATGTGGATACAAGAAAGTATTACATTTTTTTTATACAAGAAATATTTAATATATTTTTCGGTAAAAACAATGAATATAAAGCAGAAGATGTGTTTGACATTGAATGTCAGTTAGCAAAGTATATGTATACTCCAGAGGAGGCAAATTCTGCTATAAAAACATATAATAAAATGAGCTGTAAAAAGGCAAGGACTACCTTTAATTTTGATGCGTCAACATTTTTTAAAGAATTTGGTTTAACAGGAGTTGATACCGTAAACCTATTTAATCCAGAGTATACAAAACATGCGTTAACCCTTTTGCAAGAGAAAGATAAAGGATGGACATCCTTAAAATGGAACTCCTATTGGGTGTATAAACTATTATTGGTAATGTCATCATTTCATTCACGTTTAAATGCGTTTGTCTTTGAATTTTTCATGGTCAAAATAAGAGGTGCAAATCCGAAAAAAGTGGAACGCAACCTAATAGCTACATACAACATTTGTGCTATCATGAATTCAACTATAAGTAAGTGTTATATCAAGCATTATACAAATAAAAAGGAAATAGAATATGTTAAGGGTCTAGTTGACCGTATTAAACGCACTTTTAAAGAAAGGATTACCAAGAATAGCTGGCTCTCAACCGAAACCAAGGAGCGCGCTTTAATAAAGATTGATAAATTGGTTGAAGCAATAGGATATAGAGAGAAATGGTTGGAAGACCCTGATTGCAACTTTTACGAATACGACGCTTTCGGTAACAATGTGAAGTTTGTAAACTGGTATTTTGACGGTTACAAGAAACAACTTGAAAAGGCTGTTCCTAACAACGATTTCTGGTTAAACCATGATGAAAACAATGTGTTTACTGTAAACGCATTTTTTAATAATACAAAAAACGAATTTATATTGCCCAATGCTATTTTGCAAAAACCATTTTTAGACCTTGGCAAGAAAATATCGTATAATTTAGCATATATTGGTTTCATTATTGCTCACGAAATGGTCCACGGGTTTGATACAGAAGGCTGCTTGTTTGACGAAACAGGTACACTTAATTATTGGTGGACTGATAAGGATAAGGCAATCTATAAGGTTTTACAAGATGATGTCGTAGAGCATTATGAAGCTCTTGCTAAAAAGGATGGTGTAAAATTGGATGGCCATCTTACTTTAGATGAAAATATTGCCGATATTTCTGCGTTAAATATAGTTGAAGATACACTTGAAACATATTTAACTGAACAAAATATTTTTGGGGAGGCACAAATTGCATATTTTAAGGATCTGTATATTAACTATGCAAGACAGTGGAGGTCTAAAGTAACACCAAAAAAACAGAGTGATATGCTTCTAACAGATCCACATAGTTTGGCAAAATATCGCGTCAATTGCGTTCTAATGCGTTCCAAACGATTCAATCGTATTTTTAACATTGATACAAAAGATGGCATGTATTATGCAGCGGATTTGAAGGAAATCTGGTAACTAGAAAGCAGTGGCAGAAGAAGCAGAAGGCCCGCCAAAGTTCTCATTCATAATAGAGTTCTTTGTCGGCTTCTTGCGCTGCATACGTGATTTCAGTTGATAGTTGTTATTTGACGGAATGATCTTGTTATTTAGAATAAAGTCATCATTGTCATCATGTAGCTCCGGTAAAATTCTTGTTAATGGCTTATCTACAATTAAGAACAGGCGCTCGTTTCTGAGCAATGCTCTATAATCTTGGATAGATAAGTTGCCATAATACTTTTCCAGGATGTAAAAGGGATTAGGAGCTGGTTTGATGCTCTTTTTATAATCATACATTTTTGAATAAATGTGATTGAATAAATGGTATCGCTCAAATTTGGTTGAGCTGTCAATATTTTCATTCATTAAATAGGCAACACCGCATTCTGGGCTGCAGAAACAACCGTAAACCTGATATGTCCCATTGATAAAATGCTTTGGAATGTAAACTGGTGGATTATCAAAATCACAAGTGTCCCAAAAACACGCGGATTTTTTATTATTGACATTATTGATGTGCAAATTGTGCTCTAATTGTTTCAACTTTTTCCATAGCTCCTTTACAGATAATTCTTTTGCTTCACCGGATTCATTATAATTGTAGTCATATTCATTGTCGTCTATATTACTTGAAGTATCATTTACAAGAGAATTATTGTTATTGCTTATAAAGGAGTTTGTATTTTTAACGGAATTGATATTCTCACTGCCAATCACGTCATAACATAAATTATTGGATTTATTGAACGCAAATGATTCTACCACATCGGCTGTTAGTGATGCATTTTGAAGATCCTTCATTGAACATTTTAAATGCAAGATGACATTAGGTTTGTCGTTTTTCTGTGTTTCTAATAAAACAGATTGTTGTATTATTTTACCGCCTTTTGGTTTACGACCTCGCTTCTTTAAGGATTGCTTTGTATTAACAGGGACTGCGTCTACTTCTGCTTCTGAGTCTGATTCAGAGATAGGAACATACTTCTTCTCTTTCTCTTTCTCCTTATCTTTATCTTTTTCCTTATCTTTATCTTTTTCTTTCTCCTTCTCTACAATGGTTAGACTAATATTATCTTCTACTATTACAGACACTGTTTCAAGTGCTATTGGAGAAGAATTTGTTGACGTAGATTCCAATCCTAATGAGGCCATTAAATCCTTTTTTGACTTACGACCACGCTTACCTTTTACTAATTCCTTGTCTTGAATTGACATTTTTTTGTTTGTTCTTATATAGTTATTATAGTAAACGATTTAAATCGTTTTAATATATGATTTATCATTGTAATATATGATTTATCATTGTAATATATGATTTATCATTGTAATATATGATTTAATATTATTATATTCATTTTTTATTAAAATATAGAGACAAAAAAGAGGAGGGGAATAAAAAGGAAGGAGGGGAATCAAAAGGAAGGAGGGGAATCAAAAGGAAGGAGGGGTCATAGGGCATGTGAAATAGTAACGTAGTTCCCCTAGTAATGCGCACGACAAACCGGAATATAATTGTCACTCCCTATTACGGTCTGTTCTTTTTCAGAAGTAATACGTTTTGAAAAGATTCCCGGAGTTCCATTTTTGCATAAACTACATAAAGAAGTTAGCTTGGTTACTTTGTCACACAAAGGTATTAAATCCAGTATTTGTCCGAACTTGTTGCGTTCAAAATCACCATCTAGTCCACAAACATATATTTTTTTACCATGGGCTAACATGTGTTTTACCGCAGGATATAAGTCTTCAAAAAACTGACCTTCATTGATAAGAATCACATCTGAGTTTATTAATTTAACGCTGTCATCAAGACGAGTTAAGATTGGTTCTGATTCATTACCGTAATACCATATATCTTTTAGCCTTGTTGTCTGAATACATGGGATCATAACCTTATCATGGGTTGACAAGAGTGTTTCATCATATCTTTTATCAAAACAATGATTTATTACTGCAACATTAATGTTGCAGAATTTACATTGCTTATATATTTCTACCAATTTGGATGTTTTGCCGCTATACATGCAGCCCAAAAAGAGTTCTAAGTAGGAATTATTTGATTTTGAATTAGAATTAGAATTTGATGTAAGATTCATTTTTATAGTATTAAATATATTAAATATATTAAATTATTGTATTTAATATATTATTCCAATTCTATTTATTATATTGTATTTATTATATTGTATTAATTCTATTTATTTAATATTAAATATATAATTATCTAATAAATATTAGATATTAGATATATTAATAATGAGCGAGTTAGATACAAAAGAGACAATAGAAACAATAGAGACAAAAGATGTTAAAAAAGGCGATGGTATACCCTGGTGTGAAAAATTCAGACCATCTAATTTTGATGAAATCGTACTAGATCCTTTAAACAAGGTAATTCTTAAAAATATAATAAATATGTCTTATTTTCCGAATCTTTTATTTTTTGGCCCTCCAGGAACTGGTAAAACGACTACAATTATTAATTTAGTGAGTGCATATCAAGAAAAAACAAATCAAAAATATAAGGGTTTAATGATTCATTTAAATGCTTCAGATGAAAGAGGTATTGATGTAATTAGAAACCAAATAAACCAATTTGTTCATTCTAATACCATGTTTAATCATGGTATGAAATTTATCATTTTAGATGAGGTTGATTACATGACAAAAAATGCGCAACAAGCTTTAAGATATTTACTCCAAAATTACTCAAATAATGTGAGATTTTGTCTGATTTGTAATTATATTAGTCGCATTGATGAAGGATTACAGAATGAGTTTCTGCGTCTTAGATTCAATCAATTACCTGAAAGTGATATTATCTCATTTTTAACCAATATTTCTAAAGCTGAAAAACTTAATTTAAATGATAAGTCTATTCATCTTATTCAGAAATTATATAAATCTGACATAAGAAGCATGATTAATTTTATGCAGTCAAATCAGAATTCTAGTCTCTCAGATATTAACATCATTGATGTAGATGTTTGGCAAAGCCTTTATAATCTAATTAAAAGTGATACTAAATTACCTAAATTAATTTTATATATAAATGAACTAAGTATTAAATATAATATTGATAAAAAGAATATAATAAAAGATTTCTTGAATTATATTATTCGCAGTAAAAGTGCGGAACTAAATTCATCCGAATTCCTTTCTTTTGTTGAGTCTATTTTGCACTTTGAGGATTGTAAAAATAATTATTATGTGAATTATTCGCTGTTACGCATTTCCTCTTTTTTACAAAATTTTGAATAAGTATACATTCTTTGTTGTAATTTTATAAGGAATTCGTTGGGTGGAGATGATTTAGATGGATCAAAAAAGTTTTGCTTTAAACTGTATTCGTTATATTCTGTTTTATTCGTTGGCGATGTTGGAATCAGTATATTACTACTTCGTTCATGTATTACATTCTTCCCTCCATGACTTATAATTTTATTCATTAATGCTATTTGTATAGCAAAAGAAAAAAACTGTATTAAAATGGAATAAATAAAATTGAATAAAAATTATCTTTATATTCTTTAAATAATAATATAAAGAATATAAAGATATAATTACAAGTATATAAATGGCTTTAAATAACAATAACAACAAAAATAATATGAATAAAGGAACTAATAAGGGAACCGCTATTATTGAGTCTATTGACGATGAATGGTCAAGTTTCATATTAAACACGAATAAATATAACGGAACTGAATCAGACACTGAGTCTGATGTTGATGATGAGTCTGACTTGAAACCAGAGTTTATCAATAGAAGTTCTGGTTCTGGATCTGGATCTGTAAAAGGTTCATTTAATAACAACAGTAAAACTAGTTTAGCCCCTGATTCCACTCCCATTTACATATCAACCAAATCCAAGATTGCATACCTAGCCAAGCCAATTGATCTCAATATATTCTGGCGTATACCAGTTATGCCTTACGCGACCCCATCTAATGGGGTTATTAAAAAACAAATAAAATTTAATTCCAAGACACAAGAAGAATTAAATATTATACAAAGCAATCTAGCGAATGAACTATTTTGTGAACAACAGGTTATATCGCATATTGACAACCCTAATGGTCGCATTAAGTTCAAGGATATTCGCAAAATAACGATCGGAATTTCTAAAAAGGATATCATGAGCTACCGAGGCAAGAAGAAGCAGGCATTTTACAATTGTTTTGTCATCATAATTCGTCTCAAGATGAACGACGTGTTTCGTGAGTTTCATATCAAGGTCTTTAACACTGGAAAACTAGAAATACCTGGTGTGCAGAGTGACGAAATGTTTGAAACTGTTCTGGAAAATATTATCACCATTTTGCAGCCACATGTTGACAATCAGATCTCGTATAACCAAAAAAGCGACACGGTGTTAATAAATTCAAACTTCAATTGCGGCTTCTATATAAATAGAGAAGTGCTCTATGATTTGCTGAAATACAAATACCATATACACGCGATTTATGATCCTTGTTCGTATCCAGGGATACAGTGCAAATTTTACTTTAACAATGACTCTAACGATCAGACTGGGATTCAATTAGCTGCGAATGAAAACACAGAGTCTATTACAACGGTTTCATTTATGATATTCAGAACCGGAAGCGTATTAATTGTTGGAATGTGTGAAGAATATGTTTTAAGCATTATTTACGACTTTCTTACTAAACTGCTGAAAACAGAGTTTGACAAAATCTGTCAAAGCGTATTTGATGACAAGCATATCATTTTAAAAGATAAAAAGAAGAAAATTCGCAAGAAAACAATCAGTATAACAATGATGCAGCCTTTACCAAATTCTATTGTTGCTGCTACTTTTGTCGCAGCTACTACTGGTGTTGCTGCTACTGAAAGCAATGAAGAATTTGTGATACAATGTAATAAAAAAACGAAAGGGAAAAAGGAAAAAGTAAATAAATAAAAAAGGTTCTAAGAAAAAATATGGTCTAAAATATTATCCAGATTTACTGTTTCATCCAAATAAAAATCATTAATTTTATTAATTATATACGATTCTTCTAATACTTTTTTCTTATTTTGCAGGTTTCTAACAAATTCTTCTAACATAATAAAAAAATCATTCAAACTTATATTAGAAGGATTTATTAAGATTTTAGTAAATAAATTAATACATTCATTATAAGGTCGCTTTAACTTATTTTTGTTTATTAAAAGACTTAGATTATGAATTTTGGTAGAGTTTACATTGATGTATTCCTGTTTATTATCAAAATGGAAATTATTATGATTTATGAGAAAATGAGTTATTTTGGTATAAATATTCATATATGAGTTTGTTATATTGATTAATTGGGTTTCTTCTGGACTTGGCTGAGGCATCATTTTTTTATGGTCGTTATTTAAATCATAAATTGTCTTTTTATAAACAAAAATAACAGCATCTCTTGAGCTTAATTGCAAAAAAGTAATATTATCATCTGAAATCTGTTCAATGAATTCAATATAAAAGTAGTATGCTTTTTGAGTATGGTAAACAGTTAACTCTAAATTCTTTGTATAATAAAATATCATGGTAAATACGTGACTTAGTGTCTCTATACCGCGTTCAAAAATGAATATAAAGTGTTTCTTATTTTTTATCTTTATTTTTTCTGATATGAACCTCATATATTCTATTACAATGTCGGAGAATTTGGTTATTATTTCTTGTAGAGTGTTAGTAATAAAAGGTTTGTAATTATCTGTATTATATAATATATAGTGGCCAAAATCCATTTGATTTGGCGGCGTCGGTTTCATCTTTATATTATTGATTTATTATTATAATTTTGTTGATAATTTTAATTGTTCTTTTATAAATTTTAAATTATTTTTATAAAGAATTAAAAATAATATATATTAACAAAAATACTATTTAAAGACAATAAAATTAGTTTAGTATAATGGCCTCCGTCGAACAAAAACAAACTGCTGGTTCTGCTTCTACCGCATCTAGCGCTGCAACTGTTTCTACTAACAATTCTAACTATCGTCTACCTTCTGACGTGACGCTTCAACATGCGTCAAAGTTGTCCATTGTTGAGGACAAACCTATCATGTTGGATTACTGGACTTCGTCGGTTGATAAGAAGGCTCTTGTTGGCGTGAGAGAGTCGGGTGAGAAGCTCTTGGTTAAGTCTGCTGAGGAATATACGAGTGCGATTGCTAAATTTTACAAGTCTGCGAGTGAATATATTATCATTACGGAAAATTCTATTTACATTGTGTCAAGTGACATTCCTACGCGCAAGATCTCTTAAATTAAAGGAGAGAACGAAGAAAGGTGTCTCAAATGAAACCTATGCTAATATTTTGGCTCCACCTTTGCCGTGGGTGCTTGCACCCGGGGAAAAAGGTGGAAAAAATTGAAATAATAATAATTTACTTATTTATAAATTATTATTACTTATTATTATACTTATTTAAAAAATGAATTCTACAACTACTTTAACAAATAACGTATCTAAAGAAGACGAGTTGATGGCAAAAGTCAATTCCTTACCTAAAATGACAATAACAATAATAAAATATGTTGCTGCCTTATCAACAAAGATCAAAACTCATGCTGCATTAGAGCCATATATTACTCCATTGTTGCAACTGTTAACGTTTCTAATCAATATAAGAAGGGATCCTGTCTTAACCACGATAAAAAGCAAATTGGAACTATTGTTGACAACCTATATATTTTACATAGATGAACTACTCAAAGACAATCTGGATATAGAGCGTTACACAGGGAAACACGAACAGCTGGTTTATTTCAATACTGTTGTCAAAGACAGCGTTAGAAGCGGAAATTGTTCGGAACTTTATGGATTGTTTGTTTAGATAATAAGTATTTATTTAATTACTATAATATATATATATATGTCCGACCTGGTAATTACTAATGAAACTGATACAAACATACAATTTGATAGAGACAGTTGTTTTCTTGTGTTAACATTTAGCCCTACCAATAAAGACCTAGGTGTACAATTTTTTTATTGCACTGGTTCAAGTTCTAGTAACGGTTCTAACGAAAATCTAAGAGGCAATGGTAGCGGCAAAAGATTAATGTTGGATGCTTTTATTTATATGCAGCAAAAACATGGTAATTTTGAAACAGTCAGTATTTTTCCTGTGCCTAAATATGACCCTTATCAAATAGAACAAATATACAAGGACGAGATTGAAAGATATATGGAAACAGATGATGAAATGCGTACTAGATTTGAAGAAGAAGTAATGTATAGAAGTGATTATCAGCCTTGGGTTAACATGAATCGTTATTATGAACTTCAACGAGATATTGATGCAAAAATTGAACAATATAGAAAGGAACAAGAAGAGAAATTGGTTAGATATTATAAATCACTTGGATTTTCTGGAGATGGACCTATATATTATGGTAACTTTACAGATATAATTAATACAATTTCACAGTCTATGACTGCTAAAGGGTATAAGAAGGGTAAAAAGAAGGGTACTAAACGGGTTTCTAGAAGGGGGTCTAAAAGGGCAAGAAAGGCTTCTAAACAAGTTTCTAAAAAGAGACGACAATAAGTATTTAAATAATTAATTGTTATACTATTTACATGTTTTTGTATCAAAACATGTAAATTATGGAAGCTCCCTTTGGGGATTGAACCCAAGACCTTTTTCTTACAAGGAAAAAATTCTACCACTGAACTAAAGGAGCCTTACTTTGTGGAATTATGCTTCCACATATTATATAGAGATAATCTCTTTAAGTAGTTTTTTATAATATATATATTATTTTATTTTAAACAATTTATATATTTATTATTAAATATTAAAAGATTCATATATTTTTATATACAATGAGTAAAATTAAATATAATAAGGAATTATTAAAAATATTTTGTGAAACAAATAATATTATTTTATCTTATGTTGAACATGAAATTTTTAATTGTAATATAAAATTAACTGGTAATTGCATAAACTTAAATTGCGATAATACATTTAATAAAAAATTTCATATTTTATATAAAACCAAGGTTTTTACTTGTAAACCATGTACAAATATTAATGGAATGATAACTCGTAAAAATACTTTTATTCAAACTTATGGTACTGATAAATTAGGAGAGATAGTTAGTATTCAAAATAAAAAAAAGGAAACATTACTTCAAAAATATGGAGTTGATTGTATCCTTAAAAATAGAGATATCATCAATCAAATAAGAAAAACAAACCAACTAAAATATTTTAATAAAAATAATAAATTAGCTCCATCATTAATAACAAAAGAAGAGCAAGAAAAAACAATGATTGATAAGTATGGTTCTTTAAATTTTCGTAGTTCTGAATATATTAAAAATAAAGTAAAGGAAACTGTTATGAATAAATATGGAGTTGATCATATATCTAAATGTAATCATATAAAGGAGTTAAAACAAATGAATAGCCTTAAAAAATATGGTGTTTTATACCCTATACAAAATCCCGAAATTGCAGAAAAATGTAATACTAATGGTTTCTTATTTAAAAAATATATATTACCATCTGGAAATGAAATAAAAATTCAAGGGTATGAGCATTTTGCATTGAATTATTTATTTAATAATAATATAAATGAAGACGATATTATTACTTCAAAATTATTGCTGCCTGCAATATGGTATAGTTATAATGGAACAAAACATAGACATTTTGTTGATATATATATAAAATCACAAAATAAATGCATTGAGGTAAAATCTGAATGGACTGTAAAGAAACCTAATGTTTTTTTAAAACAAGAAGCTGCAAAGGAAATGGGTCTTTTATATGAAATTTGGGTTTTTGGTCATAAAGGTAATATTATTAATAAGTTTATTTAAATTTTAATCTTTTTAGTATGTTTTCGTTTAGGTTTTACTATTGTCTCCTCTTTTACTTCTATTATTTCTTTTTCTTCGTTTACATCTATATCTACGTCAGCTAAACACGTCAATTCTACTTCAGAAACATTTTCTTCTGTAGTTATCAACTCAATATTAGGGCCTTTTTCTAAATCTAATTCTTCCTCTACCACTTCCTCTATTTCTACCTCTTCAACTTCCTCTACCACTAAATCAAGATTTGCCTCTAAAATAGCAGGTAATTTCTTTTTTTTATTATTCATTTTATTTTCAGCTATATTTTTAATAATACGTTTACTTGCATCAGATATTACAAATTGTTCACCCATTGACTGCATCTTTGTCTTCACTAAATTAGAGTTTTCTATTAATTTGCAATAAGTTTGATATATTTCATCTAAATATGTTTTCCCATTAACCATTCTTGTCTCTCTTTCTAAATATAGCATCTTGAATATATCCACTGAAAGTAAATAAAAGTCCTTGGAAGCAATTAGTTCCTTTTCCATTGTCGCTTGTATGGATAAAAACAATTCAATGCTGGAAATTATACCACACATCATTGAAATAATACAGCATAGCACTGATATTGTTGATTGAGGACAATATGGTTGCAAGCCTACACTAAATACAGAATTTAACGCAGCTAAAATAATAGTTGGAATCCTAAAATACTTTAGATGTCCTTTTTGATAATAATATCTGTCCTTATGATAGTTACTAACAGTAATTGAATTCTCTCTTATTTCTTCCAAAATATATTCAATGCCTGGCGTCCAACTATCTTTCTGATCCGTCATATAATATAATAAAATATTAAGGGGAACGTAGTTCCCCTTTGACCCCTCCTTTTTTATTGCAGCTAATGGAAATTAAATGGAAACTAAATGGAAACTAAATGGAAACTAAATGGAAACTAAATGGAAACTAAATGGAAACTAAATGGAAACTAAATGGAAACTAAATGGAAACAATCAAAAAGGAGGGGTCATAGGGGACCCGGAGGCCTGCCTCCGGCTTTAGACCTTGGTTCCCCTACTTGGTTCCCCTAAAAAATTGAAAATATTTTTAATATAGTAAGTATTGTAATTATTCTTTCTAAATAAATACAATAATGTCTCAACAAAATAATAATAATAAATCATTTGCTGCTACTTTAGCTGCATATGCTGCAAATGCTGCGATTGAAGCAGAAACAGCGGCTGCTGCATTAGCATTAGAAAAACAAAAATCTATAAAAAATGAATTTCAACTAGTGCATATAGATGAAGATGATCTAGAGTTATTGGGTGTAGAACCTAAACGTATCGCCCGTGAGAAAAAAATTGTCGGCCCTCTTATTCTTGTACGAGACTCTGATCTTTATATTTTATCAGATGGGCCTAATAAAACAATTAAAAGCTGGATTACAGACAAAGAAGTTCCGAATAGACGCATAAATGAACGAACTGGCTATTCTGAAAAAATTGACCCAACCATTGAAGAAGAAGACCGCAGATTATTGGTTCCAAACGCGATTCTAGCAGAAGAATACTATAGTAAGGGAACCAAGTAAGGGAACCAAGGTTCCCTTATGATCCCTCCTTTTATGTGTAACATAATTTTATCATTTAAGGAAACCAGTTGAAACCACTTGAAACACTTGAAACCACTTGAAACACTTGAAACCACTTGAAACTATTGAAACCACTTGAAACCACTTAAAACCACTTAAAACAAGTGAAAGGAGGGGTCATAGGGGAACGTAGTTCCCCTACTTAGAGGTATTCTTGTAATTTATTTGCATCTTTTATTGTTGTTGTATTTTTTGCAGACGAACTATCAATTAACTCCATAACTGAATCAATATATTCGTCCCATAAATCATCTTCAAAAACAATATCTTTCATAATTGTATTCAACAATGAAAATAATTTACTTTTGTCTCCTTTTGATTTAGGTCCAACTATATCCCCTTTTTCAATCCTCTTTTTTATTGTCTGCAATGTGGCTTTTGTTTGAACCTTATTTAAACTAGGAAAAAAGGTGGTCTCGTTACGGTGAACTGGTGGTAAAGGACTGATAGGTGGAGGAGTTGTTTGTGTTTGTGTTTGTGTTTGTAAAGGGGTGACTGTTAATGTTATCACAGAATTTGTTGCAGGATTAGGATTAGGATTAGGTGTTATAGGTTTCGGCACAGGGATGCCTAATGCCTGTTTAATAATATTTTCATTTACAGGCAATGACCAGTCTTTTATGCCATCATCACTTCCAAAACTGGTTCCCAAAAACTTGGTTACCATAGGGCAAATAATTTTTGAAATTGTGTTTTTTATTACAGGATGTGCACCATTTAAGTCTATTCTAGATTTCATTGACTGAATATTTACCAAATCAATCGCCTCATAAGAAATTTCAAAAGCAATACGAACATTTTTCAGACTGCGCTCTTGAGGCCATCCAATAAAGTCGCCAAAATTCAAAAACCGTCCTCCATAATAAAACGCTATTCGTCGTAATTCGTCCACCTTTTTTCCCATAATGTCCGCCTGTTTGTCTCCTTCTGCTTTAGAAATAACTGAAAAACTGATATAAATTTGTGCAATAGAATTAGAAGGTGATACATGATTATTTGGAAGCTCTTGCTTTAATCCGTCTTCATTAATTCTATACATTTTATCTAAATTTGTGATTTTTAGAATATTGTATAAGTGCGACGACAAAGGATCTTTGTAAATATGGTTTACAATAGAAATCACTCCATCATCGCGTAAATTGCTAAAGAAATCATTGTCTTCATCATTTACCCATTCTTCCTCTGAATCTGTATCAATAATTACATCTTTGCCTAATAAAAACCCTTTTTTGCAGCTTTCATTGTTTAAAAGCTGATTTTTCTCTGGATTCGTAATATTTACGTAACTAATAGACTTCGGCACAATAGATCTCAAATACTTTGATGTATTGTAAGTGACTAGTTCCATTTTATTCAAAATATTTGTAATAGTTGAAGAAAATGCGCTGAAAATCTCGCTACCCTGAGAAAATTCATAGCAAATCAAGGTTCCATGTCTTCCTTGCACTGTTAAAAAGTCTACAATTTGTTGATTTTGATCAAATAAGTCTCTTACTTGATTTACATCAACTGGAATAAAGTTGTCACGATCGCCTGTGGATGCATCAATATGAATTTTACGATTAGCTCCTTCCATAATTATTTTATCTGCTGCATCCATATTTATATTTGGTCGGTTACATATTTCTGTGATCAATTCTGGGTACAATACTAGTTGCTGATGTATAGGAATTGACTCATCGTTTGCCTGGTTTTTATATCTGGACAAAATGAGTGTCTTTTTTGAATTGAAATGGGCTATACATGCAAACATTCCTGTGTTTTTGTTACCAATTTTACCCTTTGTCTTAACAGTTAGACCAGTACCTGATCCTAAAGCGTGTGTAATATTTGAAAACCCGTTACCGTCGTCTAAAATCGCGAAACAATTTTTGGCAGTATTAACAAAAATTGTTATATTATTTGCTTCTGCGTCAAACGCATTATCTGTAATTTCTGCAATAGCAGATTCAATTGTGTGGCCGCCTGCTGAACCGAGCAGAGATCGCCATTTTATGGAGAATAATTGTGATGGTAATGTTTGGCTCATGTTTGTACTATATATATATATATGGCGGACTCTCTTTAAGTTGTTTTAGACTTTAAATATTAAGTAGGGGAACCAAGTAAGGGAACCAAGTAAGGGAACCAAGTAAGGGAACCAAGTAAGGGAACCAAGTAAGGGAACCAAGTAAGGGAACCAAGTAAGGGAACCAAGTAAGGGAACCAAGTAAGGGAACCAAGTAAGGGAACCAAGGTTCCCTTATGATCCCTCCTTTTACTTGTTTAAGTGGTTTCGGTGGTTTCGGTGGTTTCAGTGGTTTCGGTGGTTTCAATGGTTACAATGGTTTCGGTGGTTTCAATGGTTTCGGTGGTTTCAATAAAAAATCTAAAAGAACTTAAAGAAAGGAGGGGTCATAGGGGAACTACGTTCCCCTAAAAGTGTATTAACTTCAAAGCATCTATTACCTCTTGGCTCAACTTCTCCGGAAATACAATATCAAACATTATTATTAGGTTTCCCTTATGACCATCGCGTTCAAATCCCATACCCGGAATCACTTTTTTGTATCCATGGCTAATAATATTTCCCGAATTATTGGTTATCGTATAAACCTTACCAGTTAAGTATTTTAATTCAAAGGAGAAGCCACATAATGCATCTTTTACCGTTATGGTCTTTTCTAGGACTAAATCTAGTCCGTGTCTTTTAAAAGGAGTATCATTTTCTATCTTTATAAAGATCTTGATGTCTCCCTTGTTTGATTCACTAGCTACATTTCCCTTTCCAGGCAAAACAATGATTTCTCCTTCGTCCGCGCCCTTTGGAACTGTTACATAAACCATCTCATGTTCAAACACTTTGTTACCATTTTCCAGTATCCATCTCTCTATGTCTACTGGGATTGTTGTTCCTGTTAAAATTTTATCTATTGGCACATTTAATTGGGCTGTTATTGGTGCGGGCTTCTGCTGTTCAAAACCATGACCAAACATTTGATTTATATTTAGTCCGTGTCCTAACCCATGACCAGAAACAGGTACGCCATTATGAAACACACGTATATTTGGCCCCTGTCCGAAACTCGGATGTATCCCGTGATGCGGACCTTGACCGCTGAAAAACGGCATCCCAAATAGAGTTGAAAACAGCTCATCCGCCGACACATTGTGCCCTGGATGGCCTCCACCTTGCTGCGACATCATTCGTATAAATGGGTTATTTCGTGTCAAATCGTATTCTTGCTTCTTATCTGCATCTCCTAATACTTCATATGCCTCGCTAATCTTCTGAAATTTCTCTGTTGATTCTAGGCTGTTCCCATTTTTGTCTGGATGATGCAACATTGAGAGCCTTCTGTAAGCCTTTTTTATTTCTTCTGAACTCGCTGTTTCTGGCACTTCCAAAATATTATACAAATTATCGCCCATATCAATATATTAATATCATTTGAGATAAACTTAAATACTAATTAACGTATATATTTAATAACGATGGACTTTTATTTGGAAGAAGTGGAAGAAGTGGAAGAAGTGGAAGAAGTGAAAGAAGTGAAAGAAGTTGTTAAAGATATTGTTAGTAAAAAAGTAGATTCAGTAAAAGGGTTAAATCCTCTTTTTTTGAACAGATATCAGCCTAAATATTTCAATGATTTTGAAACAGATCCGGAAATGATTGATATTTTGAATACACTTATCAGTATTAATAATCTTAATGTTCTATTTATTGGCGATATTGGTTGCGGTAAAACTGCCTTTCTAAATGCATCTATCAGGGAATATTACAAGGGCATAGAGGAGACAAAATACCAAGACAATATTTTACATATTAACAGCTTAAAAGAACAGGGTATTAATTATTACCGTAATGATGTAAAAACATTTTGCCAAACATGTTCTATTGTTAAAGGTAAAAAAAAAATAGTGGTATTAGATGATATTGATTTAATTACAGAACAAAGTCAACAGGTTTTTAGAAATTGTATAGATAAATTTAGTCACAACGTCCATTTTATTTCATCATGCAATAATATACAAAAGGTAATTGAAAGTTTACAATCCAGATTTACCATTATTAAAATTAAGTCGTTGCAACGAGACCATTTAATTAAAATAATGAATAAAATTAAAGTCATCGAGAATATAATTATTCAACCGTCTGCAGAAAAATTTATTATTGATATTTGCAATAATACAGTAAAAATTTTAATTAATTATTTAGAAAAATTTAAACTATTGAATACAGAAATTACATTAGAATTGGCTAATAATGTATGTACGAATATAAGTTTTATTTTATTTCATGAATATACCGGATACATAAAATCGGGACAACTTAATAAAGCTATCGTATTATTATATTCTATTTACGACAAAGGGTATTCTGTAATGGATATATTAGATAATTATTTTTTATTTATAAAAATTACACCTATTTTGACGGAAGATGACAAATATAAAATAATTCCGGTTAT